TTACCAACTGCGGTCGCTCCTTTAACAACAACATCTTTAGCCTTACTCGCTACATTACCAACTGCGGTCGCTCCTTTAACTACCGCACCTTTAGCTTTACCCGCTACATTACTTACTGCACTTTTAGCTCTACTAAAAAAGCTAGCTTTTTTAGGTGGAGCTGCTTTAGGAGCAGAAGCTGTAGTAGCAGCAGCAAGAGATTTTGCTCCATCGTCTGCTAATCCTGCCATACTACCAACCTTACTAGTAATACTTTTAAGACCTGTACCAAGATTTTTAGCAAAAGTACCCATTTTCGTCGCGACGTTATCCATCTGACTTTTCAACCCGTTTATAGCGTCGTCTGCTACTGACCCTATCTTACTACCTAAATTTTTAACTGCTGCTTTTGCAGCGTCTGCACTTTTTGTTATTAATGCTTTTAAGTTTTTAGGTATAAGTTTTTTCAGTGCATTTGTAGATTTAGTAAAAAATGATTTTACATTTTTAATACCATTTTTAATGCTATTAACACCTGTTTTCATTTTGGTTGTTAATTTTATAACAGATTTACGTGCCTTTTGTAATCCTGATATCAAACCGGGTATATTTTCTACTTTAAAGTTTTTAATAACAGCATACGTAGCAGCTGCAGCAGCTAACCAACCTAATACTTTCATACCACTTTTACTCTTTTCAGGTTTATCACCATCACCACTCGCAGCTTTTACTTGCTTACTACCGAGAATACCTGCTAAATCATTTAAAGCTTCTTTAGTAAAGTCGGAAATAATTACCGTTTTAGGTTTTTCAACTGTCCTAACAATGGTTTTATCCACTGCATCTGCTTTAACTATAGTAGTGGGTTGGGTAGTCTTTTGTTTAGCGGTAACTGTTTGCGGTTTAACTGTTTTAGCTGCAGCTATAACAACAGAATCTATTTTATTATCTAACTCCTTAATTTTATCTACCACTTTGGAGTTTACTTTTGTTAAAAGTAGTAGTGATTCGGCTAAAGTATCCATATGTTAAAATTTAAAGGGGTTTAAAGTTTTGAGTAAATCAGGTATATTCAAATATAAATTAGATTGTATTTCATATTTATCATATACCCATGTTGTATTGATAGTTTTTACCGCGTCAGAGGTACCATAGTTAGCATCTCTAGTTGAAGTTTGAACAGGTACTACATTATAAAATCTCCACGTTTTTCTAGGAATTTGAGATAAACCTGCATCACTTTTTGCATATTGTACAATTGTTATGTTAGTCTTAGCATTTTTAAGAGCTTCAACCGGGTCTGATAAATCTCTTGCAACGTAACCGTAATGACTTGCAAGTATTACCCATGGTCGGATAACAAAATCATTAAATGATGTATTTGTTTCTCTAAATTCTAAAGTTAATGTATTATTTGCAAAAGCTTTTCTATCCTTTAATATTGTACCAGCTATAAACCCTCTATTATTTGGTATATCAGCAGCTGCATAATCTAACTCCTCACCAGCTATGTTAAAACCGGTGGAAAATATACAACCTACCATTCCTTGATTTTTAAAATTTGTAATTACACCTTTCGGTAGATTAATATCAAAACCTGTACTCTGTACTATAGGTTCGAGATTCTGAATAACGTTAGTTGAGACACCTTGCGGGAAGCTATCAAACAACACGATAAATTGTGTATCTAAAGGTATAGTGTTAGACCACTGACTTAGGCTTTCTATAAAGTTATCCCTATAGCTAACTAAAGGTACAAAGGGTAAGTTAGTACCTAATAAAGATAGACCTGGTTGTGATACTGAACCTCCAAATAAATTATTTGCTTTATTAGAGATTCCTTGAATAGCATTATTTACTGAATTTAATATACCAGGCATATACTTATATTTATACATAGACAACCCGGATTAAGAATATAAACTCTCAATCCGGGTGTAATACTTTTTTACTTAACTTCTCTGTCTAAAATAGTGATATGATAAATTTACATCAAACTTCTGTTCTGTACCAGCTGCAGTTACATCAAAGTTCATTGGACCTACTGACTTAATTGCACAACCAACTAACTGATATTGATCTACTTTATTCATTTCTTTATCTAAAAGAACAAGATCAATAACTGAATCAGCAGTAGGTGTAAAATAATTACCTGTTGAATCAGCATCATCGAAAGTATCTGCAACCACTTGAAGAAATTTATTTCTTAAATCATACTTTTCATCACAACGGAAATTAATTTGATATGCATCACTACCATCATATTGAACATTACCTGGAACGTTGAAGTTTAATCCCATATAAGGTACTGGGATTGTTGTAATACTTTTACCTGGTAAAGTTGCTGTTGTAGCATATACCATATCTTCTTCACCAAAAGAAACATCAGTACCACCTAAGCTAATATCTAATACTCTGAAAAGGTTAGTTCTTGCAAAGTCTTTAACTTGCGCTTGTGTGTAAAAATCTTGAATTGTTTGTCTTACGTCAGCCATATAATTATTTATTCAAATAAACGTCGTTTTTATGTAATAAAATTATTTTATTAAATATTATTAATATCATCTAGCGTAAATACAATGTTTGTATTATTAAATGATATAGTTGATGCTGTCGGGTTATAAATCGATACCTGAATTGCTTCAGAACTTAATACATATGTATTAACTAATAGACCATTCCAATTACCTATATTACCATCTGATGAACTTAAGTTAGCAAATACAGCTGTTGTACCGTTATTCTCAACCTCTGTACTGGATAACGGTGCGACCAAATTATAAAATGATGTTATATATGATGTATTTGTTGCAACGTTAACATTAAAAGGAAATGTAAATACGGATGCATTAAGATTATCTTCCTGATCAGCTATAAATTGAGCACTTAACTGATCAAGTAATGTCGCTTCTGCTTTTGTCGATGAAAGAAGTGAAACATTAATCTGATTTGCTAAAATATCTGCTTCATTAGTAGTAATATTTGTCTGTAATTCTAATGTAAATGCATTAGTAATAACTAACTGGTCATTAAGATTCACAACATTTGCACTTGTTGTATTAGTTAATGCTGTTAATAAAATAACATCATTTTGATCGGCCTTTAAATCTACTTCAGCTTGACTAGCTTTTGTTAATACCGATGCTGATAAAGTTACTATATCATTTTCAATTGGAATCAAATCTGAAGCTAAAGCTTTACCATCAATATACCCTGATAAGGCTACTATATCACCAGCGTTTTTAGTTATTTGACCTGAATATACTAAAACATTAGATTGAAGTATATTTAAGTTATTATCAGTAGTTTCTAAATCTTCTTGATTTGCTTTTGTTAATTGAGTTGCAGATAAATTAGCTACATCTGTTAATATACCATTAACAGAAGGTAAATCAATACTTTGTATGTAAGTACTTAACGACTCAATAGTATTTGAAACTAGATTTGCATATGTTATTTTATTTGACGAATCTTGTGATACATCAACAATGTATAGTACATCATCTAGATGAGGGGTTGTTAAATTTGGTAAATCTGTAAGTCTACTATCAGCCATAATAATATTTATTTACAATACACTATATTTAAACATAAAAAACCCTCTTTCTGGTAGAAAGAGGGTTTTTGCTATACTATTTTAAGATTCTAAACTAGTTCGTTGAAATTTGCACCTGTTCTAGTAGCGTAGAAATTCACTAAGATGAATTCAGCTGCTCTAACTGGCTTAGGTAAATATCAATTACCATTTCATTTTGATCAATAACATCAGGTGTGTTATTTCTTTCATCACAAACTAGCAAGTAGTCATAAACACCTTCTGTATTCTTACAATTCTCAAATATAGGTTGAATTGTATTAATTACCCGTGTTCTCGTTAACAACGTATTAGGATCAAATACAAAGTATTTAACTGTACGTGCTGTAGCTTTTTCTAAGTATAAGAATAATCTACGTACGTTAATTCTATCGAATGCACTTGGCTTCTTCAATAACGTCTTTTGACCGAAAATTACATAACCTTCATTCGGAAAGAATGCAATTGGGTTAATAGAATTTTTATACAATTGATCTCTTTGCTTTTGCTTAGGATACAATGCTAAGTCATTAACACCAGTTACAACCCCTCTTGTAAAACCAGCTGGTGCGAACCAAGGCTGGAAGTTAGAATCCGTTTTAACCATGGTTGCTGCAATTGAACCTGAGAATGGTGCCCAAGTTTGGTCATCTAAACCTGTATCATATACTTGAGCCCAATTAGCATATGTTGTTGCATAACTAGTATTTGTAATAGCTGTAAATGCTCTCAATGGACTTGAGATATTTAACGAGAAGTTCTTTGTTTCATCATCAAGTGTTTTGAAGTTTGTACCTTGAACGAATATATGTCTAGGTAAATCAGCAATAAACAAGTGATCTTTTCTTCTGAATTCAGCAAACTGAGCAAATCTATCAAACACTGTCTTCCAATCAGATCTGAAATCAATAGCTTCTTGACTAATATTCAATATATTTGATGTATAGAAACCATCGATTGCTGATACCGATACTGTATCATCGAAGTACTTACCTTTCCCACCACGCTCTAAGTATTCAGAAACTGCATTAATAGTAGTTAACCCAGCATCAACTGTAAGATCTAATTCATATAAATCAGGGTTTTCAACCGAATCAAACAATCTATCAAGCTTTTGTGGAATAGAACCTATATCTTTAGTACGTGCATTTGAACTAGCATATGTACCTAGTGGGTATAAACTATCAGCTGGTTTAACATCGAACGTTACTGCGGTATTAATAACACTAGATAATGTCTGAGCTTGTGCATCAGTTTGAGCACCGTAACTTGCAGATAAGTCCCTAAAGTAAGAAGTTCTAGCTGCAAGACCTTCTGGGTCGGTGCCTTGTATTTTAGATGATGCAAATCTAATCTTATTAGTTGG